AGCCAAAGAAATCCTCCAGACTAGATTGTTCCTCGCACTTCCAACCAAGTGGCTCGATTACAGTTTGCATAGCATCAAGGAAAGTCTTTTGAAATTGTAAATCATAATCAATGAAACTATGTAGTCCAAAATCCTTTGGTAGTTCTTGTGTGAATGCAATAACATCTTCGTTAAATGGGTTTGGTTTGCGAACATAAACGAACTTAATCTTCTCACCCTCTTTAATTGGTTGATACTTTTTATCTAGCCCAAGTCGTTTTAGGTGGTGATTGAATAACAAAGAACCACGAACATGGATAGGTGTTCCTTTCGAATAGATCGGAGAACCAGCATACTGTTTCAATCCATTGACGCCACGAGGGAATGCAATATCTTCAACTGGCATCTTGAGAAACTCTTCACGAAAATCTGTGATATATTTATGTAAGTCTTTCTCAGTTCCATGTAGAATTACTTGCAGGGAGTCCTTTAGTTTATCACGAATCACTGCAGGTGTAGATGACTTGACCATCTCAAGACCCATCACCTTGACTTTAGGTTTCGCGAACTGAACACCCTCAGAGTTATGTACGTTTAGAACATAGCGTTTCTTGGCAGTCCAGATACCTTTGTCGGCAAGAACTTCTCGCTTCATTACCATCTTCTGAGAATACGCATTCATATACTCGGCTAATTCTTGATACCCCTGATCGATAAATGGTTGGAAAACATCTTCGCAGATCTTGTCCATAAACTTAATCTTTGCAGCAGTATCTTTACCATCACATACTTTCTCAACCAAGTGTTCAAGTGTAAGATAAATTGAGTCAGTGTCAATAGCAATGACGAAATCTTTACCCTCTGTCTTGAGAGTTTTGTTAAGGAATGCGTTCAACTTATTAGCCATCCAACGAATGGACAACTGACCAGAAGTAGTAATTCCTTCAGCCATACGAATATCGAAGTATCGGAAATACTGATTACCCATCGCACCGTAAGCAGAGTTCAAAGCAATCTTCATAGCCATCTGCAGGTTGTTAAGACGAGAGATATCTTTCAACAAGTGTTTTTGCGACTTGTCGTTTTGATATTCCTGCTCAACCTTGAGCATCTGCTTCTTGAATTTACTTCTGTCAGAATACATCTTTTCCATCAACTCTGGCATAAACCCTTTGATGTCTCTGCGATAACACCAACCATTTGCTGTTAAAGTCATATCTCTACGTTTAACATATGTAGTGTCAATCTCTTGGTTCAGCATCTTATCGACAGTTACACCAGAAACCTTTTCTGGAAGTAGAGTTTCTGGACTGATGTTATACTGCATAATCAGGTGCGGATAGAGAGAGTTTAAGTCAAAAGAAGCAACCCACTTATGTTGGCCAACAAGTGGATCTTTAACATAAGCACCCTCAAACGATTCAGACTTAAACGAACTACTCTTTTGCGGAATAACAATGTTCTTTTTACGCAGGTGATTGTAAATGATAGCATCCCACATACGAACCTGAGAATAAACATCTTCGTAGTTAATCTTGGCATTATACGCCATGGTCAAACACAATTCGATAAGTTTCATCTTATCTTCAAGTTGATGAACAAGTTCAACGTCATGAATGTTATACTCAACGAATTGTTGCCAGTAATTTGTATAAAAGTCTTTGAATGATTCGCCAGGATTTTCCTTCTTCTTATCACCAAGTTCTTGTTCAGCGATGTAATCCAGACGATAAGATTCTTGTTTAGTATAGGTAAACTTTTTATACAGGTCCAAGTAGTCTAGCTGAGAAATACCATTCCACTCATAGGTAACTTCCTCGTTGCCTTTGACGAAAATCTTACGTTCATTAATCAATGCCCATGGTGACAATTTACTTGCTGTGGTTTCACCAAGTTCACGAATAATACGTTTAGTCAGATAAGGAATATCGAAGAATGTGGTGTTCCAACCAGTGATTACGTCTGGGTAATTCTGTTGCCAGAAAATCATAAACTCTTTTAGTAGATGATGTTCATCTTGACAATGACGATAGACTACATCATCGCGACCATGAACGAAAGCTCTAGACCCGAATGTGATAATACGCTTACTACTTAAATCTTTAATAGTAATTAGAAGGACTTCTTCGTTGGCAGTTTTAATGTCTGGAAAGCCAGAGTCAGTTGCAGTTTCGATGTCAATAGTGAAGACTTTAATCTGTTCCATATCCCAGCGAATGTCACTCTCATAAGTGTCGCTGATGTACTGTGATGTGTAGTTTGTGTTGCCATAAACATTGAACCCAGAAACATCTTTATACTTGTCAACGAAGTCACGTGTTTCGCGAAGAGTTCCTGGCTTAACTTCATCTACCACTTCACCATCTAGAGTTCGCCCTTGAGACGATTCGTTTTTAGATGTAACGTATAGTGTTGGGTAATAGTCTATCTTACGATTAACTCTCTTACCGTTTTCCAAACCTCGGACGTATAGTTTATTTCCGAAGGGAAAAACATTGGTGTAAAAAATCATTAATTATTTTCCATACATAAGCATCATAGCATCTAATGCGCAATCGTGAACAGGGTGATGTTTGATAACAGAAGCACGTTCGAACCCAGGATAATCTACATTACAATATCCATTGGTTGAACCAGTGAAGCAATCAACAGCAGTTCTAACATCTCTATACATATTATACCCTGTTAGTAATTGCATGTCAACTTTTTTACACAAAGAATCAATTGACATCTGGTCAAGAGAACCACGTGTCCACATTGTCATCTTATTTGCATTTGGGAATTTATTCATATAATCATGCAACATTCGGATACCGTCTTCAGCCAAAACATCATCGCCAGATGGATCTAGAGAAACACGTCTAACATATTCATGCTGATTCTGCCACCATTCTAGTGTGCCTAGATCGACACTTCTACCCAGTCGTTTAACTTGATCCTTGGAATTAAACTTAACGAACAATGCTCCATCCAACAAATCTTGATATGATGGGTTTTTAGTAGCATCGAAATGGACAATGGCAGCGGAGAGAATCACTGTGGTAGATTCTACACCTAAAGTTTCAACATCAAATACAAACATTAATTATCTCCAAATGTCATCCGTATCCCATTTACGGTTTATATAATATTCCTGAACAGCGAGAATAGCCTGAGTTAAATAACCAACTCGTTCTTCCTCAGTGAAGATTCCATCGCCATATGGTTCTGCATTATAAATGGTTTCACCACCACAGTCTGGAACATCTACACGAAAAGACCCATGACGTAAACGAAAATATGCAACCATATGCTCACCAGCGAACACATCATACTGTTCTGGACATGCATGACATGTTCGTTGTAGGCGATACCCATGAATCATTATTGGTTTTTCCCACATTCTATCAGACATATCAGTAATCCCTCGTTTCACCTTCACGTGTGAAGAATGCTTTGATTTTTTGTTCAGAAGTCCAGTCTTGCGTATAGTTATTATCTACATCGCAGATTTCTAATGCTTCATCTTGAGAAACAACACGATGACTAACAATAGTTTCACCCAACCACTTTTGAGAAAACTCTTTTGGACGTTCCATAGTTACATCATCTAGAGCATACTCAGGATGTTCAACTGGTGCTTCCACCATGTAGCGTTCACGGAATGTAGAAATACACTCGACCATTACCCATACTTTATCAGTCATCTTCACTCCTATAATTCTTCAGCTTCTCTTGGTGTTCTGCTTCATGCACATCACACAGAGTACGAACCCATCCACCATGGCGACGCTCGCCTTTGTTACCGCATGTCTCGCAGGTATTATCAGCCCATGATTCAGCCATATCTACCAAACCAGAGATACGTTCATCACCACCATCGTAATAGAAACGTAGCCCACCGAATTTCTCTTTAATCTGCATAACATCAATATAGTTTACCTTTGGAGTAATAGCAATATCGTTGTCCATAGCATCTTGAGCACGTTCAATATCCCAATCATTTGGGGTATGCCTTTTACCAGCCATAAACTGAATCAATGCTTCCATACCTTTATTTTTAGCACGAAGTTTACGTAAGTCATGAGCTCGCATGTTGCGACGCCACTTAGTGTAGTGGTCAATGTTCCCAACTAATGTTTCGATGATATGAAACCAACCTTCACCGATTGCGAATCCACCATAGCGTTTCCCCTCACCGAAGTATCGAGGATACTTCTCTGCCATGTGCTTGTCAAATTCTTCGTAGTTCATAATTAACTCCAAGTCCTGTGGTCTTCTGCGATATGTTCCATCCCATCATACTCATGAATATGCCATTTGACATCATCTGGAATATCAACAATAGCAATTTCTGATGCCCAAGACCACGATGCTTGACCCATCTCTTCAATCACTGCAATCAAATCTGGGTCAGAACGATTCTCGTAATATTCATAATTGCTAATATAGTGATCACCTTCACCAGCATGTCCTGCGGTGTAATAACTAGCACCCATAAGTTTAGATTCAGTATCTACTTTATCAAACGCAATACCTTTACGCTCGAGTAATTTCTCGAACGCTTCATCTGAAATACCAAAGCCACCGAAGCAACGATTAATAGCGACTCTTGTCATTCTTAACTCCTAAAACATTGTGTATAATTTTATCTTGAATCATATGCGGAACAGTTGCGTATGGAAAGACCAAAAAGAATGGACATCCACCCTCACCCCAACCATTTGTCAGTAAAAATGTTTTATATGCTGCTATATCTTTTTTACTTTTTGGGTTGAATAATCGTCTCTTTGAAGAAGAAAGTTCAAGTATCATTTAATCACCTTTGAAGAATCTGCGACATCTTTATCATCACGAAGTTCAATAAAAATTGGAAGGAACAAACTTTCTTCTCCCAACTTATTCTTTATTCTCATATTATACTTGACTGCGACAATTTTGTCAAGTATTTCTGTTTTGATATGCCAAAGATTAATTCTTTGCTCATCATTGAGACCAGAACCTACTCTGACCTTAACTACCCCATCAGAAGATTCGCAAATAACTGCACCTAACATTCCTGCATATTTGCCAGTACCTTCCTCGACTGCAACAATCTTCAGATCGCATTCCATCTCACCTTTGAATTTAATCTGATGTTTTGCACGTTTATCTTCCCAGATACCAGTACGATCTTTAAGAATAATACCTTCTTCTCCATCAGCTAACAATCCTTCAAAAAGGGTGTTTACTTCTTCTAGGTTATCAACCTCCCAATGGTCTACAATAGAAACCTTAGCATTGAATTCATAATATGCGTTCAAACTGTCAATGCGAGCATCTAGAGTTTCCTTTCGAGTTTGATAAGGAACATTATGCTTACCATCTTTAAATGCGTCATAAGGAATCAAGTCCCACAAAGTGGCACGAACCATAGCAGCTTCTTTGGCTGAGATAGTACCCTTGTTTGCTTTATTAAGAATACCATTGCCAGTCTGACGATCTAGCAATTCTCCATTGTCATGTACGACCAACTCGCCATCGAACACACAGTTATTATCACCAGCAAGGAAGACGAATTCTTCATCGAGATTACCCAACAACTGAATCTCTTTTCCATTACGACTACGGTATTCTACTTTACCATTACGAACGATTGCGTTAAATCGCATACCATCCATCTTCAACTGAACATAAGCTGGGAATTTAATCTTATCAACTAACTTGGTTTCGAATGGAGAACAAAGCATAACAGGATATTCTTTAATCAATCCTGGCCAAACTGCATTAGCAGTTGACACTTGAACACCACAATCAAGACTCTTATCAATGATACGCTCAATCACTTTAGCGTCGTCAGGAGATAGTCCTGAAAGGATAGCACGTAGATGAGCAATAGCAGCATTGCCAGTCACTTCTCGATTCGACAGATAAGAAAGATTCTGAATAGCCATCTCTAGAGAAGTTTGATGTTCAGAATCTTCACCAACAAAGTCATACTCAGGAATCTTACGTTGGTAAAACTGAGTGAATGGGTCGAGAGCCAAACGAACTACCTCACGTAACATTTCGTTATCGCTATTTGCAGTTAGTTGCTCGATTTTGAAATTGCGTGAAGGGTTTGCCGCAAGACTCTCGAAAAACTGATTTAAATTCATTCTATATCCTTAATACCAGACTTAATAACTTTAAAGGTGCGATACCTTTTATCGATGCGAATTGGTTTCTTGAACATCATAAATTCTTTTGGATTATGCCACTTAAAATACCCAAAAACCTTTTCTTTACTATCAGACATCAAGTA